TTGGTGGAAACCTAGCAGATATTATGGATGAGGGTGATTTAAACCTAATTTCATCTGATCTTGTTGGTTCAATTGAAGACGATTTATCTGCTCGTGAAGACTGGGAAGACACGTATAAAAAAGGTCTTGAGTTTCTTGGCATGAAGACAGAAGAACGTTCTGAGCCTTTTGCTGGCTCTTCTGGCGTTATTCATCCTTTACTTGCTGAAAGTGTTACACAGTTTCAAGCTCAAGCTTATCGTGAACTTTTGCCAGCCACTGGTCCTGTTAGATCACAAGTTGTTGGCGCTCAAAACCAAATGCTTGTTCAGCAAGCAGAGCGTGTAAAAGATTACATGAACTATATGATAACTTACGAAATGGAAGAATATGATCCTGAGTTAGATCAAATGTTATTCTATCTTCCTGTTATTGGTTCAACATTTAAAAAAGTTTACAACGATCCTTTAAAGCAACGCGCTGTTAGTAGTTTTGTTCACGCAGAAGATATGATTGTACCATACGGTGCAACTGATCTTACGTCTTCTCCGCGTATCACACATAGATTAACTATGGATTCCAACGAAATTAGAAAGCTTCAGCTTGCAGGTTTTTACCGAGATATTGATTTGCCTTCTGACGCTGAGGATTCATCTATGAGTGAAGTTGAGGAGTCAATTGATGACATCCAAGGCGTTCACCCATCAGGTCCATCAGAAGAACTTACAATATATGAAGTTCATACATCTCTTGATATTGAAGGTTTTGAAGACCTTGGAGCAGATGGTGAGCCAACAGGATTAAAGTTACCATATATCGTAACTATACTTGAAGATTCTGGTGACGTTCTTTCTGTTCGTAGAAACTATGCTGAAGACGATGCAATGAAACGAGCCAAGCAATATTTTGTACATTACAAGTTTCTTCCGGGACTAGGTTTTTACGGTCTAGGCTTAACGCATATGATAGGCGGTTTAGCACAAGCGTCTACATCTATCCTTCGTCAACTTATAGACGCAGGTACCCTTTCCAACTTACCAGCAGGCTTTAAAGCCCGTGGCGCAAGAATTCGTGACGAAGATTCTCCTCTTCAACCGGGCGAATTCCGCGACATTGATGTGGTTGGAGGCACCCTGCAAGGCTCTTTGATGCCTCTCCCCTTTAAAGAGCCTTCAGGCACGCTCTATAATTTACTTGGAACTCTCGTAGACGCTGGACGCAGATTTGCTTCAATGGCTGACATGAAAGTTGGCGAAATGAGTGGTGATACGCCTGTAGGAACTACTATGGCAATTATGGAGCGTGGCACAAAAGTTATGTCAGCTATCCATAAGCGTTTACATTATTCTCAAAAGATTGAGTTTAAGCTTTTATCTAAGATTTTTGCAGAAACTATTCCTGCGTACCCATATCAAGCAGATATGCAAATGGGTCCAGAAATATTTGCTCAAGACTTTGATGCTAGAGTTGACGTATTGCCCGTATCTGATCCAAACATTTTCTCTATGTCTCAACGTATTGCGTTGGCACAAACAGAGTTGCAGTTGGTTCAATCAAACCCACAAATACACGGTGGACCTCAAGGCCTATATACTGCGTACAGAAAAATGTACGAAGCTCTTGGCGTGACTAACATTGATGGCATATTGCCACCTCCACCTCCACCACCACCTCCTGTTAATCCTTCTAAGGAAAATCAAAACGCTTTACAGGGCGCTCCTTTGCAAGCATTTCCAGATCAAGACCATGAGGCGCACATAGAAGCTCACATGGCGGTTATGGCTACTCCGGCTATGCAACTTAACCCAAATGCTATTATGGCTCTACAAGGCCACATACAGGAGCATATAGGGCTACTTGCTGAAGCACAGGCACAACAAGAAGTTATGAGCCAAATTCCACCAGAACAAATGGAAATGATGCAGCAACAAGCTCAAATGGCAGCGTCTCAGCAAGGTCCACAAGGGCAAGCTCCTGATCCTATGGCACAGTTTAAACCTCAGATAGATTCTTTAGCAGCTCAAATTATAGCTGACTTAACTGAAGAACTTGCGCAAGCTGTTGCGGCACCGGAAACTTCTGATCCACTTGTTGATATTAGAAACCAAGAGCTACAACTTAAAGCCGCTGATATGCAACGTAAGCAAGCTGAGTTTGAAACAAAGCAAGAGTTTCAGCGTGAGCAAGAGCGTAATGATGTTCTTACAGCACAACAAAGAATTGATGTATCAGAAGCTGCTTTGGCAGACAAAACTAGGATTGCGGAAGACCGCATACAGACGCAACGAGATATTGCAAACTTAAACGCACAAACGAAAAGGCAATAACATGACATCATCTGTTAGACAAAAAATGGCTGAACAAGAAAAAGAAAAGAAGGTAGCCCAACGGCTATCTGAAACTCCTGTTGAAATGGTAAGAGCTAGGAATGAAAATGGACACTTCATCAAAGACGACCCAAAAACAGAAGAAAATGAATCTTGGATTGAAAAGTCAAAAGTCAAAAAGAAAGCTGTTGCAAAGAAAAAAACCACAGCAAAAAAGTCTAAGTAGGTTTAGTAAAATATCAAGACCCCAGATATTCCGAGGAATTTTCTGACTTTTTGGTATTTATACTTGTATTTCCCGTATAATTTTATACTATATGTGGTATGGATGCATTAAACTTAGCACAATACTTATTGAAAAGCGTTCGTGAACGCGATGCTCGTCTTAAAGATAAGCTCGCGGACGGTTCGATACAAACTCTTGAGGAGTATCGGTATATTGTAGGTCAAATACGTGGCATGTCCTATGTTGAAGATGAAATTAAAGCCGCGATGAAAGGTATAGAATACTCAGATGACTAAAAAGTTATTTGTGCCTGAACACGTTGCTAAAGCAGCGCAAAAGGCCATAAAGGAAAATTCAACAGTTCCTAAGCCAATTGAAAACGCCTTTGGCAAAGGTGGTAAACATAAAAACGAAGACGATCCTTCTGAACTGGAACAGTCTTCTCTGGAGAGATTGCCGCAGCCAACAGGCTACCGCGTACTCATAATTCCCTACTATCCTAGCGAAAAAACAAAAGGCGGTTTAATCGTACCTGATCAGGTTCGTGACCGTGAATCTTTCGCAACAGTTGCGGCTTATGTCGTTAAATTAGGTCCTGATGCTTACAGCGACTCCCAAAAGTTCCCAAGTGGTGCGTGGTGTCGTGAGAAAGATTGGGTACTTATAGGAAGATATAGTGGAAATAGGTTCAAAGTGGAAGGACTTGAGGTTAGAATCATAAATGACGACAATATTATCTCAACAATCCTTGACCCGAAGGACATTTCATATGTATAACTTAGTAGAGAACAAGGAAAATTACTATGTCTGAAGATATTCGTGAAGACGATGACTTTGAAAATGGTGCATCTATAGATGTTGAAGACGATCAGGATCAAGACCAAGAAGAAGGTGTTGAAGTAAGTTCTGATGATGAAGAAGAAACCCGAACAAAAGTTCGTAAAAAATCTTCTGGAGATGATGAGCTTGAAAATTATAGCGAATCCGTACAACGTCGAATTAATCAATTAACAGCAAAACGTAAGCAAGCTTCTGAAGAAGCCCAAGCCGCTGTTCAGTATGCTCAAACAATTCAGCAAGAAAACGCTCAAATGAAGCAGCGTTTACAGCAGATGAGTGCAGGGTATAATACAGAAGCTGAAGGTCGCTTGAAGGCTCAAGAAGCTCAAGCAACTCGCGCTTACGCAGAAGCAAGTGAGGCTGGCGACTATGATCGTGCGGCTAAAGCTCAACAAGCATTAGCACAAATAGCTGTAGCTAAAGATAAAGTTCAGGCTAGAAAAGCTAATGTCGATAGGCAAAGAGCGCAAGAGCAACAGCAACAACCTGCTCAAGTTCAACAACAGCAAGCTCCGCCACAACAACAAGCACCAGTTAAGCGTGATGCTAAATTGGAAAGTTGGTTAGATAAGAATAGTTGGTTTGGAAATGATCGCATTATGACGCGTGCAGCTCAAGCTATTCATGAACAGTTAGTTTTAGAAGAGGATTTTGATCCTACGTCGAGTGATTACTACAAAGAAATCGACTCGCGTATGCGTAGAGAAATGCCTCAAAAGTTTAAGGAAAGACGGTCCAACGCCCAGACTGTTGCTCCCACGTCCAATGGACGGTCTATAAAATCAGGGCGGAAAAAATCGGTTGAGTTATCACCGGGTCAAGTTGCTTTTGCGAAAAAAATGAGAATACCACTCGAAAAATACGCACAAGAAGTAGCAAAACTAAACAAACGGAGTGAATAATCATGGGAAATGATCAAAATAGGAAGTCACGCGACTCAGGTACGCGGGAGCGCACAGAGCGCGTTCAAGAATGGCGTCCGGGTTCAGCTCTTGAAGCACCAGAGCCACCCATTGGTTTTAAACACCGCTGGATACGCGAATCTGTAATGGAATTCGACGATAAAACTAACGTACATAAAAAACGGCAAGAAGGTTGGGACCTCGTTCGCGCTGAGGAATACCAAGACTATTATGGCCCTGTTGTAGACGAAGGAAGAAACGCTGGCATCATTGGTGTTGGTGGTCTTGTTCTCGCAAGAATCCCCGTCGAAGTAGCAGAGCAGCGGAGTAAACACTATCAAGGTGTATCACAAAATCAAATGGATGCAGTGGATCGTGATTGGATGCGTGAAAACAATCCAGCCATGCCTAAGCTAAATCCGCAACGTAAATCATCCGTTTCCTTTGGACAAAAAGGACGCGGAAACTCTGAAGGAGAGTAAAGATGTCTAATCAAGACGCTGCTTTCGGCCTTCGCCCTCTTAGAACTTCCACAAGTTCACAAAGACAAAATCGTTATCGTATTGCTTCTGGCTATGCTACAAGTATTTTCCAAGGTGACTTAGTTATAGTCGCTACTGATGGAACAATTACTCGTGCGCCAGCAGGTGCTACTAATCTGATTTTGGGCGTATTTAATGGCTGTTCATATGTAAATGCTAGTGGTGAAATAACATATTCTAACTACTGGCCTGCAAACGCAACTGGGACAGATATTTTCGCAAATGTCATTGATGACCCAAGTGCAACTTTCGAAATTCAAGCAGATGCGGCTATGCCTGTAGCTGACTTGTTCGGAAACTTTGACATCGTTGATGCAACGGCAGGAAGTACCGTAAGTGGTAATTCTCGCACTGAGCTAGATGTTACAACAGGCGCGACGACTGCTGGTCTTCCGCTTAAAGCAATCGACATTTCTCAAGACCCTGAGAATAGCGATGTTTCCACCGCGAACACTAATGTGATCGTAAAAATCAACAACCACCTGTTCAGTGCTGGCACTGCGGGTCTAGCATAAGGAGTCTGTGTAATGGCTATTTCACGTTCCCAGCTCGTCAAAGAGCTAGAACCGGGCCTCAACGCTCTGTTCGGTATGGAGTATGATCGCTATGAGGGCGAACATGCTGAAATCTTCGATACTGAATCTTCAGACCGTGCGTTTGAAGAAGAAGTAATGCTTGTAGGATTTGGGAATGCTCCCACAAAATCCGAAGGCGCAGGAGTCGATTTTGATAATGCAAATGAAGCATATACTGCTCGTTATTCACACGAAACAGTTGCGCTTGCATTCGCATTGACTGAAGAGGCAATCGAAGACAACTTGTATGACCGCTTAGGCGCTCGTTATACAAAAGCACTTGCGCGCTCAATGGCGCACACTAAGCAAGTAAAAGCTGCGTCTGTATTAAACAATGCGTTTAATGCTGCTTTCTCAGGTGGTGACGGTGTTGAGCTTTGTTCAACAGCACATCCACTATCAGGCGGCGGAACTTTCCGCAACGAACCATCAACTGCTGCAGACCTTAACGAAACTTCGTTAGAAAATGCTTTAATTGATATTTCAACGTTTGTAGACGAACGCAACATGATTATTGCTCTTCGCGGAGCAAAAATGGTTATTCCACCACAACTGCAATTCGTTGCAGATCGCTTGTTGGAATCAACTTTGCGTGTTGGCACAGCAGACAATGATCTTAACGCAGTAAAAAACATGGGTATGCTTCCAGAAGGTTACACTGTAAACCATTTCTTGACAGACCCAGACGCGTTTTTCATTAAAACTGATGCACCTAACGGATTTAAGCACTTTGAGCGTTCGCCTATGCGCACGAACATGGAAGCTGACTTCGATACAGGTAACATGCGTTTCAAAGCGCGTGAGCGTTACAGCTTTGGCTATTCTGACCCACGTTGTGTATTCGGTTCTCCGGGCGCATAATAATAAGTCTTTTAGTTTTGACAGGGGCGACTTCGGTTGCCCCTTTCTTTTTGTAAAAACTTCGTGTATCTTGTAATTGAACAATGATGTTCAAACAATTTTATATATTCCTGTATTTTGCAAATATAGGAAGTTGACCTCGGACACGAGAGGAGAAAAACATGGCAACTACACATTTTTCAGGACCAGTGCAATCAACTAACGGCTTTGAAGTACCAGTTGTAACAACTGCTAATCTTCCAGCTTTTGCTGATACAACTGTTGGCACTGTTTACATCGTCAGCGACAATGGTGCAGGCAATGATGAATATTGCTTAGTAATCAATACAGGAGCCGCTTGGGTTACTGCTGTTGGTGCCGCATTATCATAATAGGAGGCTTACATGGCAGGTCCAGTACAGGCATATAATTGGGCGCAGGGAACATCTGCGGCTGTTGTTGGCCCTGCTCGTTCACGCATTCGTCAAATTGTAATTTACGCAGCAGCCGCTGGCGCTTTTACGATTAAAAACGGAAGCGGTTCGGGCGAAACTCTGATTACGCAAACATTTCCAGTGGGAATCCATCACTTAAATATTCCGGGTGATGGTATTTTGGCTAGTAGTGGTTCGTA